CTTCATCAGCTAAACGATCTACTTTAATGTTCCATGCTTCAGCTTGGGCTTCTCTATCCTCTACTGAATGCTGAAACATAGTTAAATCTCTAACAACTGTTATAAATTTTTCTAAGTATGCTGTACTGTAAGTATCTGTAAAATTTTTATGTTTATAAACCATACTTGTGTATTCATTTAGCAATGCAGTTAATAACCTACTAAATTCAGAACTCATATTTTCTCCTTAGAATTTAGGTGCTAGGGCCCACTCAGCGTAGACCCTGAACACCCTGGTAGCATTGATAGGTCCATAAATCCTATACCCCGCCACCTATCTTGTCTGTAAATAGATATGCTCGTATGTTTTCGTACTTTTTTGATGTACCTATTAAATATTTACGTATTGCTGTCTCACTATTCGTAGCTTTAACTACTTCTCTCTTTTTCATATCCATCTTACCGTTAAATAATTCAATCAATTCGTAGATAGCATAAGTTTGCATATAATCTCCTTGTGATGAGGTGCTAAGTTCTGCTCCACTCGGTTAAGATTAGTTCAGCTTCGCTGAGGTCCTTCTAATCCATTACTATTCTAGATATTCTAGGTTTAAAGCTAGGCTCTTTACTTAAATGGGTTTCTATAAGATCTTTATCTCCTTTGTCTTTAAGTACATACAAATGATCTAGCCAGGCAGTCCAAACTTCCATATGCTTTTCTTCTATCCATTTGCATACATGATGATCTAGGTCTATTTTATACATGGTAATACCCTTGTGATGAGTTGCTATACCTTGATATGCGCTACTTGGCTTTATAACGCTGAGATTTGTCCAGATTTGCTCCGATTGGTTCGGCCGCGCTATTTTCTATTAAATAAAGCCCAAATCATCAATATTACTATTGATGGAAAGGCTACAATCATTGCTAAAGTAATATTTATAGGGTTAATAGGTTTCATAATATAATCCTTGAGTTGTTTAGCTGGGCTAAGCTTCACCGTACTACAGTTAGTTCAGCCTTAACGTGACTTATTCAGCTCTATCTGGCTAAGCCAAGCACTATCTTACTAAAAGGAATCAGGTACCCTTGCGGATACCTGAAACCCTGAATAACTACCACTCGCCGATAAGCTCGTCGTTCGTAGCTGCCTTAATGATCAGCTCTTTATCGTCCTTCCAAGCTTCGAGGATTTGATCCCCATGTTCGGCTACATCCAGCTCAATGGATGCATCTCCAGCTGTTACAAAGCCAAGAAATCTAACTTCGCCAGCTGCTGTGGTGAAAAGAACCTTCAGAGAACGTCCTTTTCCCTTGGTATCCATTAACTTCATGGCCGGATTATTACCAAGGCTTCTAACCTTCTCTGGGTTAATATTCTTATTCCCAGAGTATTTCTTTGCTACCTCAAAGTAGCAACCTGTAGACCCAAGTAGAAACCTATCTTTAACTACTTCGTCTTCACTAACTTCCATTACTTCAACTTCACTATTATCTAACAGTGCCATATTACCTCCTATAGGAAGGATTATAATTAGGATACACACGATATCCCTTTTGGGGCTTATAAGAACCCCCAAGGCCCTTTAGGGCCGTTCCATAGTTTATCTTTAGACTATACTTCAATAAAAAAAGAAGGCTAAGCGAGGCGACGAGCTTGCCTACGCCTTATTAATTGACGATGGCGTGACATTTGCTTTGCAAATGGCATGACTGAGGGATAAAAAATGCAAATTAAATACCCGAAGGGTATGTATTTGCTTACATTGAGGTAACGAACAGGGCTCTTACGAGCCCCGTTCTTTTATTTAGAGCAATTATTGAATATGTCGCACAACTTACCGTATGGATAGTTATTATTTACTTCCCACATCCATATTTCTGGTACAACATATCCCATCATTACTACACCAAATGTCATTAGCATAAATAATGTTATTAATGTTTTAGTCATAATTCACCTCCAGTAGGTAAAGGGTATCCTGTGATAACAAATTCTTTACAATTATCACAATACCCATTACTTTCGTTACAAGGTAAATTAGTAAGGTTATTAACCCAGACAGTCCCATTAACAACGGCATCAGACTGTCTTTCATGATGTGTTTCGTAGTAGTTTGATGATATTCTTGCATAAAAATTGTTTGCTAAAGCACCCATGTTACCTCCTTCTATCTATTACTATGATTAGTAAAAAGCAGCACATGACCCATAAGGTCATGTGCTGTACAAGGTGACATTTAGAAAGGGATGTCGTCCCGCGATACTTGGTCGGTATCTTTAACTGCAGGTTCTGCCATAGCATGCATTTCGCATGCTATTTTGTAATGCTCAGGGCTATACATATTTTCTTCCATGGATAGCTCATAACCTGCTTCAGCCCACTCATCCCAAGTATCAAAAGGTGGATATGGTTGATGTAAGTAATCGAGATAGCTGTCATCCCAATCAGCATCAGACCATTCCAGTCTGAATAATCGTAATGCAGGCTTTCTGAATTTCCAAGGGAGATCCTTGATAATTGAGTATGCCATTCTACCTAAAGTAGATCTAAGCCTGTTTAATATGCTTATTGGTGAATACCAAGGTCGTAATCGTACTGTTATACTCATAACTGTCTCCTTAATTAGAAATTAATATAAGGAGGTAGGACTTTGCTTTTCAGTATCTTTAACTGTGCAAGTTACTTAAACAATCGCGTAGTATGCAATTGCGCTTAAGTAACGCCCCTAACTCAGCACGGGTAGTCCTACCTCCTAAATATACCGCAAAGCCCTTTAGGGCGTTATTAAGTACAATTAAGTATTAAATAAAGGTATAATCTTTCTAGGAGCTATCTTACCGTGTTATGTGTTTTCTTCTTGTGTGTAAAAAAGGAGCTTGCCCCGTTGTTCTGGGGCAAGCGGTGAGGCAGGAGAACTTACGCAGGCAGTGCTGGTTGGCGTTCACGCGAGAGGATGTAGAGCTGGCGAGCTTTAGGAAGCTTCTTGATACGCGCATACAATGCTTCGTTAGCAAGATCGTGCTGTTCGCGCTGTTGCATGCCAGCTTGAAGAACCTCGTCTTCTAGCATGAAACCGGCTTCCTTAAACGAGGAGGTTATTGGCTTGATGGTGCCGCCAATATCGCGTACTGCTTCTACAGTAACATCTAGTAACTCGTTTGTTGCTTTGAATATCTTGATCATGGCAAGTGATCTCCTTTCTAGAAAAGGTTAATAATGTGCCCCGAGGCCTTTAGGCCTGTGTAAAAAGATAGTTTGAGATTTTAAGGGGGCGGGGGAGGTTGAGGAGTACCGCCCCCGACAGTTAGTATTGCATTCGTACCTAAAAATAAAAAATTGCTAATGGCTCTTAAAAAATTAAATAACTCTTTATATATTAATATATTATGTCTATTTCGCGGACGCAGGACGAACAGGGCCGCAGGCTCTGTGAAGTCCGCGGACGCTTCTTATTCTTAGAGAAGTAATAAGTCTTATATAACAAAGAGATACAAAAAGTTTAATGTGCTATATCGTATTAAACAGGGTACTTTAATGTGGTATATCAAATTAAACGAGAATAGATATTGAAATATGTAGGTTTTTTAGTTAAAATGGTCTATATAAATATAATAGGAGGACTAATACAATGACTAAATGGTATGTGGCACTTGGGATTACATTATTTGTAGCTTGGTATTTTTTTAGTTATGAAACATCAATATTTAATACCGATACTGTAGATATGGGAATATGGAAAGAAAACACTAAATAGGAGGTTTAATGTATCCAGTTAAAATATTTGATGGGGAAGGAAATCTATTAAGGATAGTTCAGCCAGTGTTTGATCCGGATAGTAAACCTGCAAGGCGGTTCCAGGCGCACCCGTGCCCGAGCTGCGGGGAGAATACTTCAAATAAAAAATATTGTGTAGTTTGTATTGGTAAGAGAAATGAAAAGACCCGCTCATCCAGACGTAAATAAGCGGGCCCTTCCTGCTTCATCCTAAGGAGGTAGGAAATGAGAAACACTAATAGGGTATCATAATGGGAGGCACCACGGAATGTTTAATAAATTTCAACTGGGGACCGCGCCTGCGACTTTTTTAGCTAATACGAAGCTTTCAAGTAATGCGGCCCTAGTATTACTAAAAATGATGTATAGGATTAATCGAGTAAATATGGTAGTTGGGACTCCGGCCACAATTTGCGCGACATCTGGCATGACGCTTTATGACTTTTCTACGGGAGTCCGTGATTTGAAAAAATGTGATTTAATTAGGAAATTTACTAAAAAAGAGTATATGTTAAATCCAGATGTTATGTTTAATGGGAATGACAAGCAATATTATATAATTAAGCACATGTGGGACACACAAACTAGTAAAGGGCTAAAGAGTGAATGAAATACTTAATACTCGTGTTAATGTTAAATGGATGTGCGGTAGCTACTGATGTAGGGGTTGGTATACTAACTAACACATTAGGAGATGTAATAGGAGATATGATTAACGATGAAATCGATGAAGCTGAGGAAGAAGAAAAGGTAGATGAATAAATACATCAATACTAATGATCATAAAAACTTATCGCGTACAGCGCATGCGATTTTATTGCCTCTTATGTTATTATCTAATAAAAACAATGAGATTAATAAACGATATTTTACGAAAACTGTAAGCTGGATATCTGATTATAGAACTTGGAATAAATATTGGAAAGAACTGGAGGATAAAGGTATTTTAACCCAATTAGATAAGAGTACCTGGATGGTATCGCCTCATGAGTGCTACACCGACGCGGCATCTCATACTGCTTTAATTACTAAATGGAACGAGGTTTACAATGCAACTAGCTAATTTAAAAGATATTGATGCGGATATAGAAACAACTAATCACTTAACTAAAGAGCAATTGTCCGGCGCACTGCCTGATAAACGATTTCGTAAGCATTTAACTGATGATATCGTTAATATGATTAATTCAGAGCCGGATTCTGAACTTAAACGAGTATTTCGAGATAATGTCTTAAGTTTTGCAAATGTACTTTCAACAGGAAAATACTCATTAGCTGCGTATATTAATGCTATTAAGTTCGTATCTCTTAAATTAATGGGAGATAAGTCATCTACTGCTTATAGTAAAGTATTCCCGGATCGCTATCAGAACCTAATAGATAAAGGCTCTTCCGCGTCTTATATTGCGAGTTTTGCCGATAACTACGGAAAAACAGGACTAATAACAAAAATCATGGAACAGACGATGGTGCCGACGCATATACTAAATGCCGGTATCTACCAGGAAGCTATTAATACCCAGGCCGATTTAATGCGTACAGCTAAATCAGAATTAGTAAGACAAAAGGCAGCTGAATCACTAATTAGTAATTTAACAGCTCCAGCTGCTGCTAAAGTTGAAATAGATATTGGTTATAGTAATGACATAGTTGAAGATTTAAGAAATACAACTAAAGCACTTGCTCAACAGCAATTGCGAATGATTATGAATGGTCAGGCAAGCGCCGGAGAAATTGCACAAAGTGAGATTATTGTTAAACCAAAAGAACTTAAAGAAGCAACTTATGAGGTAATTGAAGATGCTAGCTAAGAAAACAGTCGACGAGTGGCTCAATGATTGTGAGTATGCAGATGATCCTACATATGTTCCTAGTGAGTTTGCTTTAGAATTTGTTTCGTTTATTAAATTAGTTAATGGAGAAAAAGGAGAAGAAAATAAAACTCCTGTTATTCACTATAAGATGCTTGACAAAATCGCGGGGAAAACCCAAAACACCGCTAATATGTGCGCCCGTGGCCTTGCCAAGACTACAATATTTGCTGAGTATTTATTTTTATACATTGCTGTATATGGATCTATTCCAGGATTTGGAAAAGTTGATTATGCGTTATACCTTTCAGATAGTATTGAAAACGGTGTAAAGAAAATGCGTCTTCGTATAGAGCGCCGATGTGAGCAAAGTGAATTTTTAAAATCATTTATTAAAGAATCCAGGTTCACGGATATCAGATGGTATTTTAAAAACATGGAAGGAAAAGAATTTGTTGTTACTGGTCATGGTGCAAAGACAGGTGTTCGTGGTACAGTGGAATTGAATACTCGACCTCAACTTGCAGTACTTGACGATTTATTAGGTGATGAAGATGCCCGTTCTGCGACTATTATTGAAAACGTTGAGAACACCGTCTATTCTGCCATTGACTACGCGCTACATCCTAATAAACGTAAAGTTATTTGGTCTGGGACTCCGTTCAATGCTAAAGACCCTTTGTATAAAGCTATTGAATCTGGTGTCTGGCATGTAAATGTTTATCCTGTTTGTGAAAAATTCCCGTGTAGTGAAGAAGAATTTAAAGGTGCCTGGGAGGATCGTTTTAGTTATGAGTATGTTAATACGCAGTATCACAAAGCTAAAGGAGCCGGAAAACTAGATTCTTTTAATCAAGAGTTAATGTTACGGATTACGAGTGAAGAAGACCGTCTCGTTAATGATTCTGATTTAATTTGGTATAAAAGAAGTACAGTACTTAAAAATAAAGGAGCTTATAATTTTTATATCACTACCGATTTTGCTACATCTGATAGAGAACATGCTGATTTTAGTGTAATTAATGTTTGGGCTTTGAATAATAATGGAGATTGGTTGTGGGTAGATGGCTTTTGTAAACGAACACTAATGGATAATACTATTGATGCACTATTTAGATTAGTTCAGGAATATAGTCCTCAGGAAGTAGGCATTGAAACAACAGGACAGCAGGGTGGATTTATTAGTTGGATCCAAAATGAAATGGGCAATCGTAATAATTATTTTACATTGTCGAAAGGAAAAAATAGTAATACTATAGGAATTAGGCCAACTAAAGATAAAATGAGCCGGTTTCAACAAAATGCAATACCATTATTTAAATCTAAGAAAATTTGGTTTCCAGAGGAATTAAAAGATAGTGTAGAACTTGAAGAGTTGCTTTTTGAATTATCTTTAGCTACTCTAAAAGGGTTTAAAAGTAAGCATGATGACCAAATTGATACCATTACTATGTTAGCAGAGTTAAATGCTTGGAAACCAAGTGAAGTAGGACCACAAGAAGAAGAAAAAGATAAATTAGAAGATTCAATATTGTGGGGAGAAAATATGACTCCACATAAAGGAGACAGTTCTTATTTTGTTTAACCATCACGCTAGGCCTCCTTTCTCAGGCTAATAGTGTGCCTCCGGGGTAGGCGGGGCCTTCGGCTCCCCGCCTACCCTCCCTTTAGAGGTTATTATGAAAGTTTCAGAATATATTGATTACTTAGTTACTGGTGAATGCAGTAAATTAGCTATTTCTGATGTTGGAGATATGACTGCTAATCCTAGTCCAGCCCCTAGTGCAGTACAAGCAACTAATCAAAATAAATTTATTAATTATGTTAATCTTGCTAATCTAGCATTACATAAACGATTTCATTTATTAAAAAAAGATTATGAAATGGACCGACCTGTAGATGGTGAGGAATACGCCTTACCTACGGATTTTTTAGTTCCTATTCATGCTTACTACGCCTCAGATTTTGATCAAGTGGCAATTAAAGATGACTCCGTTAAATTGGTAAAAAAAGTTGATCAGCATGTAGCTATTCTTATACCAGAACCATTTAAAGCAGAAATTAAAGGTACAGATGCCGAAACTCCTAAACGTAGTCAAATTATATTACGATATGCAGCTGCACCTAAAAAAGCTAAAAATACATATACAGACTTAAAAATCAATGAAGTATATACAGAAGCTTTAATTAATTACGCAGCATATAAAGCACATGTTACTACTAGTGGTGACTTAAAAGATGAAAATAACACTTACTACATGCGATATGAATCAAGTTGTAAACAACTTATTAATTCAGGCATGTGGGGCAATAACGAAATTGAGATTAATACAAAATTAGAGGATAATGGATTTGTATAAATTAATTTGACATTCGGGCGAACTAACGTATCTTATAGTTGCGCAGGGTGCCTACGCTGAGAACAACCTCCTTAGGAGTTAACAATGGCATATTATGACGAGATACAAGTAGTAGCTAATGATACAAAGCCAGAAATAAATCTTACCTTAAAAGATTCCAATACTGCCGCGTCTGGGCAAACCTTAGATCCAGATGACTCTGCTACCTGGGCAGCTATTGATATTACCGATCCTACCATTAAAGTAAAATTCCGTTTATTAGGCGCTTCAACTATTTTAGATACAATGACTTGTGTTAAAGTTGCGCCTACAGCAAATGGAAAATGCTATATGCCTTGGAATGCAACTACGTTAGCTGTTGCGGCTGGTACATATGAAGGTGAAATTGAATTAACCTATACTAGTGGAGCTATATTAACTTTATATGACAAATTAAAATTTAAAGTAAGGGATGATTTTTAATGCTGGGATCTGCATTAGTTGGCACCGCAGAAGCGGAAATTGATTACGTTAATAGTCAAGCATGCAATATTACATACGTAAATGCACGTACTGACATTGATGTAGAGTACAATAGTAAAAATAAAGAATTTGGAAGAGATGGATCTGAATCAGTAACTCTTAGTGATACTTTTGAAGTTACTGTAGCTTATACTAGAACTGCTACTGATTCAGTAAGCGTTGCAGAACAAATTGTAGTAGCAATGCAGTTTAATTTAGCAATATCAGATTCTTTATCTAGTAGTGATTCACTAGCATGGACATTTGGTAAAAATGTTACGGAATCAATTACTACTTCTGATACACCTGGTATTGGTAAGATACATAAAGTTAATGAGTCAGATAATGTAACAGCTGGAGATACCCCAGGAATCGGCCAGATTTACCATGTCGATCCAACAGATAACGTATCTGTTTCTGATTCAGTTCTTATGTACCATGATGGCATGTTAAATACTAACATGCTGAATACGCGTCTAATATCAGCTGGAGATTTAGAAGTAACTGGTGATAATGTTGATATATCGTAACTAACATAGAAATAAGGAATCTATCATGGATAAGAAAGACACAGTGGCTTTAACAGGTCAATTAACAATTTCTATTAACGGAGAAATTGTAAAAACAGTTAAAAATTTAGTTGTTACTGCCGGCAAAAATTGGGTTGCATCTCGAATGAATGCGGCTTCTGCTGGTGTAATGACACATATGGCTATTGGTACTGGAACTACAGCTGCGGCAGTTGGACAAACTGCACTAGTTACTGAAGTAGCCCGAGTAGCATTAACTACTTCTGGGGGTTCAGTATCTAATAACGTTCTTACGTATACAGCAACTATCCCGGCGGATACTCCAAATGTAACAGCACCTGCTACAGCAGCAATTACAGAAGCTGCTGTTCTTAATGCTGCTTCAAGTGGCACAATGCTATGTCGTACAGTATTTACTGCGGTTAATAAAGGTGAATTAGATACAATGACAATTAGTTGGGATGTAACTATTTCTTAGGAGAATACCTGTGGCAGTTAAATTTAGTAATAATGCATACTCAACATTAAGCGCTGGCATAACAAGTAGTGCTACGTCTTTTGATGTAGCTAGTGTATCTACTTTCCCTACTTTAGGTGGAAGTGACCATATGTACTTGAGCATTATTGGATCTACCTATGTTGAAATTATTAAAGTAACTGGGGTATCTGGAACTACTCTTACATGTGTAAGAGGTCAGGATGGTACGACTGGAACAGCAGCAGATGGCGGAGATCGTGTAGAATTACGTGTTACCACGGCAATGTTAACGGATGCTATTGCTGATTCAAATGCAGATATTTTTAATACAATTGCAGTCAGTGGGCAATCTAGTATTGTTGCTGATTCAACTTCAGACACGTTAACTATTGTTGGAAGTGGTGGAACAAGTGTTACTACTAATGCTGGTACGGATACATTAACCATTTCTAGTACAACAGTACCTGATGATATTTTTAAAACAATTGCTGTTTCTGGCCAATCAGACATAGTTGCAGATAATACAACGGATACTTTAACGTTTGTAGGTAGTGGGGGAACAACTATTACTACTAACGCAAGTACTGATACGGTAACTTTTACTTCTCCCGCACAAGATAATGTATTTAATACTATTACAGTATCCGGGCAATCAGATATTGTAGCAGATAGCGCAACGGATACACTAACACTAGTTGGCACTGGCGGTACAACAATTACAACAAACGCAAGTACAGATACACTAACAATAGATACACCGACAGCAGGGGTTTCGGCTGGTTTTAGTATTGCTATGAGCATCGCCCTATAACGGAGAAAATTAATGGCACAAAATTTTAGAAGATACATAAACAGAAACACAGGGACTAGCCCTGCAACCGTCTTTACTGCTAATAGCTACGACACGGTTATTGGGATTAGATGTGCCAACGTACACGCATCTTCTTCTATAACGGTTGATGTTTATATCAATGACGGATCAAACGATCATTATTTACTTAAAAACGCACCAATAAGTTTTGGTGGATCATTAGAGTTGATTGATGGTGGGGCTAAGATTGTAGTGGAAAGTGGAGATATTTTAAAGGTGGTTAGTGATACCGCATCCAGCTTGGATACTTGGGTGTCTACAGTTGATGCTATCAGCACATAGGAGTTATAAATGCCATACATAGGAAATAAACCAACTAACGTACCATTGTCATCTGCTGATTTAGCAGACAATATTGTTACATCTGCAAAAATCGCTGATGATGCAGTTGATTCAGACCAGCTTGCATCTGGGGCAGTTGATAATGCACATTTAGCTACTGGTATTGCATCATCTAAATTATCAGGTGCGTTACCAGCGTTGGATGCGAGTAGTTTGACAAGTATTCCTGCTGGTAATCTTACTGGTACAGTAGCAGATGCTCGAATATCTACTCTTACATCAAGTAAATTAAGTGGTGCTTTGCCAGCAATAAGTGGTGCTAGTTTAACCAACCTAGATGCTAGGGATTTAGAAAATGCTTTGCCAGCGATTAGTGGTGCAAGTCTTACAGGCCTTTCTTCTGGTGCATTTAAACAAATAGTAGAAGTAAGTGCTACTACTTGGGGAGCAACGACTTCAACAAGTTATGTAGATATTGCTGGTATATCTGCGAGCATCACAACTACTGGTGGTAACTCGACTGTTATGGTGCAAATTTATACTGGTGGGGCTGTATCACATCCCGGAGTAAGAGGGTTTGCTGCAATACAAAATTATACTGCATCTTCCAGTACCCAATTTGAAGAATCAGCTATTGTTATTGGTGATAATGATTCTGGTTCTCCTGCACAAGCTAGTTTTAGTAATGGTTGTATTACACATACGTTTACAGGGTTAGCTGCACAAACTTGGAATTTTCGAGGAAGGTGGAGACAACACGCACCAAATGGGTCATTCAATAATTCTAGGGCTCAAGGTACAATTATTTTATGGGAATTAGCATAATGAATATAGAAATGATAACTGATGATTATACGATTGATGACTGGGCAGGACATGCTGTTCTTAGTCTAACTGAAGGTTCAGAAGTTAATATTGGTATAAGGGAAGGAAAACTTATTCATTGGGAATGTATAAAAGGGGGTATGGAAAAACCTACAGAACAAGAAATTGCTGATGAGGTTACACGGTTAAAAAACCTTTATGCCTCGCAAGAATATGTACGAGCAAGAAGGCAAGCATACCCCAATATAGGCGATCAATTAGATGCACTCTGGAAGGGTGGGGTTGATGCGGATGAAATGAAAGCTAAAGTAAATAAAGTTAAATCAGACATACCAAAGGAGTAACGAATGGCATACATTGGAAACAGTCCAGAAAATGATGGCCCTTATGTTGGATCAGGGGATGAGTATATAAGGACTAATTCAAATCAGATCAACCAGGATCTAACTATACCGCTTAATATGAATGGCTCAAGTGTTGGCCCTATTACTGTGAGCAACACCTATACCGTTACTGTAAACGGTGTGTGGACTATAATCTAAGGATATAAAATGGCATCAACAATAAAAGTAGACACGATTGATACTCCTAGCGGTGCAGGGAATATAACTTTAGATAGACCGTTAGCAGGTGGTGGTACTTGGAACTTGATTAGCACGACCTCTCCATCTGGAGCAACCACTACAACCGTTACAGGTCTTGATGTGTCAAGTTATGGTACATATATGGCTGTTTTTGAAAATTGGAGACACGGCACAGATAACCAAAATGGGTTTCTAGCTTTAGGTGATTCAGGTGGAATAGATGAAGCGAGTAATGATTACGACTTTAATATACATAGAACTCGATCTGATGGGGCTGGATATTTGGAGGTAGGTAATACAGCTGATGCGACAGGGATGCAAATTTTTAGTGGTGTTGGTACTGCGACAGGAGAGGGAGGTCATTGCACAGTATTCATTTGCCTTTCTTCTGGTTCTGCCACTTGGCCTCATATTTACGGACACCACGTTACAACCAATGGTAGTGGTTATTTAACACAGGGAACATTTGGTGGGCAGAGGAACGCTACAATGACGGTTACTCAGTTTCGATATAAAGCAGTTAGCGGAACGCATACAGGTGACATAACACTTTATGGGTTGAAAAAATCATAATGACAAGACATCACAATATAGACAATAAAATAGTTCCATTCACACCAGAAGAAGAAACCGCAAGAGATAAAGAAGAAGCGAATTACGCAACTGAGCAAGTCAAGACTCAATACCAACGAGATAGAAAATCTCTCTACGGAACTTGGGAGGAACAATTAGATATGATGTATCACGGAACGTGGAAAGACCACGTTGCAAAAGTTAAATCAGACATACCGAAGGAGGCTGAATAATGCCCCAAATAGATTTCGATGGAGCTAATAGTCTGGTTAAAACGGACAAGATACAGGGACAAAGTGGAACAACTGTAACCGTTCCCACAGGGCATACAGTTGCAATTACGGATGCCGACAGATTAACTATTGCTGGTACGGCTGTTAAAGCTGGGGCATTGGGAAAAGTTGTGCAAGTGGTAAATGTAATGGATGGTGCTGTAGCGACAGGTACTACTGTTATGCCAGTTGACGATACCATTCCTCAAAATACTGAGGGTGTTGAGTTAATGACTCTCGCAATAACACCAACAAACGCTAGTAATAAACTACGCATTGATGTAGTGGCTCATATCAACCATACCGATAGTGCAGCAGCGTGGAGAGGTACAGCTTTGTTTCAAGACAGTACAGCAAATGCACTAGCTGCACAGGCTCATTCTGCTGCATCCACATTTAGGTCTGTAGTAAGTTTTACCCATTATATGACGGCAGGCACGACTTCAGCTACAACTTTTAAAGTTCGTGCAGGGAACGTAAATGCAGGAACACTAACTTTTAATGGACACGCAGGAAGCAGACATTTTGGTGGAGTAATGGCTTCCTCAATCACAATAACGGAGATAGCAGTATGATTCCAATAGGATTAGTTATTGGTTGGAAATTTAATCATCAAGATGGGATGGAAACTAGAGATGGAGTTATCACTAAATTCCCAAATGGTATTCCATCACAAGCCGATCAAGATAAATGGACTAAAGAGTATGAAGAATATCTTGAAACAGTTAAGGAGAACAACTAATGGCTATCACAATAAACGGAGATGGAACTATTACTGGTATATCTGTAGGTGGATTGCCTGATAACATAGTAGATGCAGGAACGCTTGCGACAAACTCGGTGGATTCGGCACAGCTAGTATCGGGGGCAGTAGACTTAGCCCATCTTAGTGCAACTGGTACTGCTGGTTCTGGAAACTTTTTAAGAGGTGATGGTTCTTGGCAGACAGCAGGTTCAACAAGTGCTAGTGATCTAACTTCAGGCACTTTGCCGATGGCTAGACTATCTGGAACTCTACCTGCACTCAATGGTTCAGCCCTTACAAGTTTGCCAATACAAATGGAGGAAGATTATTGGTCTTTAGATATGTCATCTGCTAATGGCACAACTGTTCACACACTTACTGCAAACTTTACTCCTGAATTAGCGTGGATGACGTATAACCCTAATGGAGCGTTTATAGGAATGGCTACTGGTTGGATGAATGATGGTGGTGGTGCAGCGGCAAGTCAAAACGCTTCACAGGCCGGTGCTGGAAAATATTGGCAGGGAAATGGGTTTATACAATGTGCTTGCACAGGTGGCGCACAATTTATTGATATGACTAGTACTGGGGCTGGCACATACACCATTACAAATGTTAAAGGCGGTTCGAGTTTATCGGGAACTGGTTATTTTTCTTTAATCCTTTTTGGAAACTAAGATGGCAAAAATATACGGATACATTCAGAACAAAGCAAGCGAAGCGATATTATGGCACGGCTCTATGACGCAAGAAAACGCTGAACATTTTCTTACATCCAGAGGATTGTCTGTAGAAGATCATACTATTGTAATTGATGCTACTGGTGTGGATGTTCAATCAATGATTAATGCTTATGATAATTCTATAAAGACTTACTCTGATAAACGCAGAGAAGAATACGATCAACTCAACCAGTATGAAATGATGTTTGATGACAAGAGAGATGGTACTACCACTTGGGTGGATAAAATTAACGAAATTAAGGGTAAATATCCCAAATAGACCTTATGGATGCTATACTACATGAGGCTTGGGTTTTATTTGTTGGAATAGGGTCCTGGTTTGTTAATAGATTAAGTAGTAAATTAGATGATTTAGATAAGAATAAGGCAGATGCAGATCAAATACAGGAAGCTATTAAGATTCATGCTAAACGATTACATGAAATGGATAGAAGAGTAGATCAATTAGGATCAACAAGTATAAATAGAGATGAATTTAAGAGTGATATTACTTTAGCTCATAATAGGATAAATGATCTTGAACAACGTAAAGCTGAACGAATCCACCGCGTTGACATCAAGATGAAGGACGGCGAGAACCATGACAGATAAGTTTAATGAGATGTTAATTGGTGCTCTTGCTATAGTAGGTGGATTCATTACTAAGAGAGTCTTTAATAACCACGATAGTGTAAGTGATCGTATCACTGCATTAGAAAAGACTGTCGTGACTAAAGATGATCTTATTCATATTGAACGTAATGTGGAGATGATTGTCTCACATTTAATAAATAAAAAAGGAGATTCATCATGATTAAAACAGTTATTCAATTTGTTGATAAGATGATGCCTGGTCACAAAACTTACGCAATAATGTTAATCGGTATAGGTATGATGGTTTGCCAAATGCTAGGTTATCATCAATTCGATCAAGAAGCTTGGGGAGTATTAGGCATTGGCGGTGCAGCTACTTGGAAGATGGGGCAAGATCGTAAGAAAAAGTGAAAGAGCTGATCATTACGATCATGCTTCTAGTACCATCTCCATATAAGTTAATTGGTTGGTCTGTAAACGAGGTTCCTACTCAGATACAGGTTAGTCATAAATCTGGTTTACAAGTGAGTTACACCGCAACTCCTATATCATGTAATACCCGTCCTAAGCATGACCTGGAGATGGTATTTCAAGCTAGTGCAGAGCATTGTTATTTAGTTAAAGATTTAAATGATCCTAAATTTATTAGACATAAAGATTTTTGGTTTCCTGTTAAGAAATAATTTTGTTAGGAGATAACTATGGATATAGCTGCAATGTTTGAAGGACAAGGATGGTTTGCAATAGTAGGGCAAATAGTACTTGTATTTACTGCTATTACTGGATCTTTGCCTGATAAATTTGTACAGAAAATCCCAGTATTAGGAACTGTCTGGCCTATTTTTAATTGGTTGGCTGGAAATGTATTTAACAATATTAATCACCCAAAAGGAATGGCTGCAGCTCCAGCTGTAGAGAAAGAAATTGATGAAGCTAAAGCAAAGGTTCGTGACAGGGCTGGTATGCCTGACGTTCTTGACGGGTTGTAGCAGTATGGGTATTCTATCCGAATTGGCGGCTCCTGTCGCCAACTTCGGTTTAGGACTCTATAATGCTGATACTTATTATTCTAAAGAGTGTGCCTGGTATGAACAGGTTAAGTTTAGTGAAGATACTAAACAGTGGTTACTTCAGAATAATCCGCCAGAAATTGTCAGTAAAGATCTAGCTTACGTAGCTAGAAATAATGATATTTATAAAGAAGTTTGTGATGCTAAAGAACCAGCAGAGGAAGAGTGAAATATTTAGTATTTATACTACTACTACAAAGTTGTACGGTAGCTACTAACGTAGGGGTTGGTATATTGACTAATACGTTAGGAGATGTAATAGGAGATAAAATTAACGATGCAATGGAAGAATCTGAACCTGAATCTGAAACAGAAGGAAATGAATGATGATATATTGTAGACAAGGAAAGGGAACTTACGGAACTACAAGAGGGAGACCTCCCAAAAAACCTCGAAAACCAACTAAAAAACCACGTAAATGAGGTTACGCTGTGAAATCATGGAAGATTTTACTTTTTATTGTTTTATTTAGCCCCTCCTTCGTATTTGCTGCAGATACTAATACAACGGTATCCTCTACCGTAACTTCCAGTAATAACACTGTTTCCTCTAATACTATAGATCGCAATGCCGCAACTGCATCTACTCCTAATATTGTAATTAATAATCAGGATGTATGTGTTACTGCTTTAGGTAGTGCAGCTCAAACAAGAATACTTGGAATATCTTTAGGTACAACTATTCGTGATAAAAATTGCGAAAGGCTTAAATTAGCTAGATCTTTGTATGGTATGGGTATGAAAGTAGCTTCAGTTAGTCTCTTATGCCAAGATAAGCGAGTATTTGACGCTATGAATATGGCAGGTACTCCTTGCCCTATTAACGGTAAAATAGGTGAAGAGGCAAAGAAATTATGGGAAAAAAGGTTTGCTGATTTAGAAAAGAAACCAAGTCCTCCTCAAAATTTTAAATCTACTTCGGACCCTAATAATTTATGGCCTGAAGATGAGGAAGATTATTAATGAGGCTATTAATTTTTATTTTTTTATTATTTACCGTTCCTGCCTTTGCAATAAATCATGAAGATGAAGACGGAAATATTACTACGCCTAATATACTAGATAATTCAGGAGTAATTTCTAGTGATGATTGGACAGGAGATGATATTCAAGGACGATCAAGTGGAAGGGGTCAAATTAATAATAGCACTAACGAATATAGAACTGGATGGTTAGGTGGAACTATTGTTTCTGATAAAGCTTATTTTGCAGATGAAATGACTATAGATGAATGGCAAGCTGGATTTGAATTAGACTATGGAGTAAAAGTTTGGAGCCACTCTTCTAATCTATCTGTACCTTTATGCGAAAATACTAATTACGATTGTAAAGATTCTTTTACAGTTAAAGTAATTTTAGGTGATGGTAGTGAAACTGTTCAGACTTTTACACATAATGAAGTACAAGCTTATTCTGGTTGGAGAGATTTTAATTACAGCCAAACTATAGCAGCTAATGATTTTCAAAATCTATGGGCTCAAATGTCTTTATATGGAATAGATGCTGGTTATGTTGCCGGAATGTACGGACCTCGATTTGATGATCCTTTTATAACAGCTACTTATTCAGAGCAAACTCCTGTTGAAATTCAAGTTTTAGAACAATACTTAACACAACAACTACTAGTTAATACTCCTAGTAATAATACTATGGATGATGATTTTTTTAACCAAGTTGTAAGTGATGTTATGGAATCTGAAGAAATAATGACAATGGAAGCAGGAGGGGATTACCAGGACATTGATATATCCGTTAATATAACTGATGCGGCAGGTGCGGAAATAGTAAATTTAGATATGAATATTGATTCTATAGATTCAGTAGGGACAATGTATGTAACTTCTGTTGATAGTGCTGGTGAAATGGAAACAATGGAAATTAACATTGCAGAAGAAATGCAACAGATACAGATGGATAGTGCTCCGCCAGCTCCAGAACCTGAAGTAAGTACAGAAACAGAATCTGCTCCTATGGAAACTACAACTACTGAATCAGATACACAAATGGAACCTGAAACTCAAGAGATGGAGGCTGAGCCAGAAACTGAAATGACAATGGCTGCAGCTGATAATGAATCCGAATCGGAGCCAGAACCGGAAATGGAATCTGAACCAGAACCAGAAGCAGAAGTTGCACAGGCTCAAGATCAGGAAGAAGAAGAACAAGAAGCTGAATCTGAATCAGAAGAACAGGAAGAAGAAACACAACAAGCTTCTGCTAAAGCATCTATTAAAGCTAAATTAGTAGCTGCAGTTGTTCAACAAGTAATATCAAGAGTTACAGATCAAGGTGGAGATGTAGAAGGAACACGTCTTTTAATGATGAATATGATGGGCGGAGATTTAAAATTTCAATCTTACCAACAAGCTCAATTACCAGACGCTATGTTTTATGAAAGCGAAACTCCATATGAAGTTGCGTTAATAGACCCACTTAGTTCAATTTATTCATTAGGCAGTGACATTATGATGAATCAGATGATTGACTCACAATATAACTTTGAGAAATAATTATGGAAGTTGAATACGGTGGAATAAAAGCAACGGGTGGAAAGCTGTTTATTATTATGTCCTTGTTGGGAACTCTCGGTGGAGGTTTGTGGGGCGGATTTGAATTCTATAAAGATTACATGGATATGAAAGAGCAAATTACTACTTATGTAGCTCCAGATTTATCGACTTTTGATAAACGCTTAGAAGTTATAACAACATCAGTAAATGGTGTAAAAGCTTCATTAGAACTTGAGCGACAAGTAGTTAGTACTGAAGTTACGGCACTTAAAGAAACTATTAATGCTGAAATAAGGACACTAGGAGCAGTAGTTACTGAAACAGAAGATACAATAAGAGCTGAAATATTAGCAGTACAGACCCTGGTATCTGATGCCCAGGCAACTGCTAGGGATATTAGAACAGATATTAAAAGCACCGTTAATCAACAACTAGATCAGATTGATGCTATAGATAAGAGATCGAGAGCAGATGGCTTGGAGACTAGGCAAGCTATGAGGAATACAGAGAAAGAAGTACGAGAACTAATACTTGATACGTCTCAAAGATGGGATGATAAACTTACAAAAGTTGATTCCCAAATAGAAGCATTGGAAACCAAAATTGATAAAAAGATTATGAAAGCATTAGAAAATCCACTTGCAGCTATGACTAAAACAAAATGAAAATATTTCTTTGGATTTTTGGAGGGGTATCTCTTATTGTTACTATTTTACTGATTGCTTATGTTGTAGCAATGTCAAGGATACATTAAGAGTATAACCAAATTACACCAGGACTTTTATTTTTATCTACATCTACATGAATAAAAGTTTTTGCAATACCTACCCTATCGAATATTTGTAATGCGGCATTTAATATTTGATACCGTTCCGCAGAGCCAGTATAGCCTAGGTCTGCTGCCCACCCATCTATATGAGAACTAGAAGGAGTGGCTTTAATAGTAGCATTGTGTTTTTCACATCTAATCCCACTATTTATACGAATTCCTCTTTTTACAATATCTCTTACTAGTTGTACTTTTGCAGCAAGTTCATCTTTAATGTTGTCTTTACCACATCCGCATTTACAAGCATATTCTTCTCTATCAAAATTAGGTGTTAGGTTTCCCATAATCAATTCCTTTCTTTTGAGAGTAACGGCATTCTTTACTACAATACAATCTGTCAAATCGTTTAGCTAAAAATTTAACTCCACATCTAGCACAATTTTTTTCTACTTGTTCTTTTTCTCGAGCTATAATACGTTGTTTACTTTCTCGTTGTAATTTACAAGGAACTGAACAAGTAACCCTACCTGCTGCTGGTACTTTATTATCACATTCGCTGCATTTATTTAAATCAGCTCCTATACGATGAAACTTAATTTCATCAGAAACATCATCTCCTAATCCTCGTTTAAAACCATGCCAATGAATTTTAGACAGTTCTTCTTTAGAAATAGTTTTTTCGTATTGAAGATTACCGTCTTTATCAGGTTTATAAATCCTAACGTCATAAATACTCATGACGTTAATTTAAATTATTTTTAAATATCTTCGATGCTTTAAAGGTAGTAACTCTACGGGGTTTAATTTCAGCGGGTTTGCCGGTCTTTGGGTTTCTTCCTATACGCTTATTTTTATTAATTGCAGTGAATCTACCAAATCCGCGTATTATTAGATCTCCTTCAGCAATTCCTTGTTTTACTTCTTGTAGTACAATTTCAACAATGTCATAGGCTTTGCTGTATGTAATATCTAATATAATAGCAATTTTTTTAGTTAAGGTGCTTTTACTCATTTAAACCTCCTTTAGAATACGTAACAGTTGCATTAATATACACTCTAATGATAAGCTATTCAATGTTATGACTACAGATACTTTTAAATTTACCGATACGGAATTTTTAGATATCATTAATAGGATTTTAAAAAGTGATACGCCTATTGGTGATGAATTCATTCCTATAACAAACATGGAAGACAGTTTTAATATACGAGATTTAGATAGTTTAAGTACTATGATGTTTTTTATATGGATATGTGAATTTTTTGGTATTGAAGAAGAAACTTTTAAACAACTGTCAAATCAACCAAATTTCAGTATTCAAACATTAAAAAATTTTGTAACTAAAGAATCTACCCGTACTTTCTCTTACAGCCAGGCTAAAGAGTATAGTAAACATTGCTTTGATGATAAAGATAGACCTAATTGAATGCTGTTAACTCACACTAATTCTGTATATTCTGAGAAATTAACATTACTAGATAATATTCCGTATCCCCAGTATGCCCATCAAATTGGAAATGGGGGAGGTTTAATTGTTAAAAATGGTATTAAATTAATAACAGGAGAATTAGTTAATTATGTACTTAAAGGGCAATATGGAGCTAATCCTGGAACCTACGAGTTTATTGCGGAACTATTAGCTAGTCCTACTCGGAAAGTAGGATTAATATTAGCTTCTGGTAGTACTTCTTGGACAGGATACACGTCAGTTGTTCCTAAAACTGAGCAATACCCAGCGTATAAAGTAGTTCCAATGGCAGTTACTCAAGTATATACAGGGTATTTAGCTAGTCAGCTTGGATCTTTTGACTATATATCAACAGATAGTGTAAGTTGTATTAGTGGACATTCTGCCTGGTATACTGCATATAATATGTTACATTCTGGGCGTCTGGATGCAGTTATAGTAGTTTCAGTAGATAATGGCCTTTCAGAAGAGTATTTACATGTATTTGGAGAGCATAAATTAAGTAAATTAGTGCACGAAGAGAATAATTCAGAAATTACTAAATTTCATTTAGGGCAAGGATGTAATATATCGGTTTTTGAAAGTGAAACCTGTAACTATAGTACAAACAATAACATAGTAGCTAATATTCCAGATATACATATCGCGGCGGAATATCACGCCTCTCCATTAGGTATCTCATGCACAGGAGCTGGATACGAAAAAGTTATGGATAGAGTTAATACGGATGGTATTGATTTTATTAAGACTCATAGTACTTTTTCGGAGGATAATGAAATAGAGGACATATTAATTAAAAAGAAATTTGGAGATATTAGAACTGTAAACTATAAATTACGCATTGGTCATACTATGGGAGTGTCTACTGCAATTGAAACAGCTATTGCGATACAAGAGGAATCAGGCAGATTTCTTAGTTTAGGAGCAGGAATGGGCAATGTATATTCATCTGTAATTGTGGAGATTATATGATATTTACACACGTAAGTTTAATACAGGAAGGTGAAGCTGCTTTATTTTATAGATTTGACAGAAAGTTAAATGGATATATGATAGCAGGAGTACTGGTTACAGATAATATGGAAGCAAAATTAGATTTTGTTAAAGTATGGAAATATTTTGTATCAGAAGTAGTACAGGCAGATGATATATATGCATCTATTCCTATAGCTTTATCTAATTCTATGTTTGCTAATTACACGACATATTATGATACTATAGAAGGACGTAAGATATATAAAGTTGATAATTATCTTAAAAAGCAATACAGTAATTATGAAAAGCATAAAGAAAGAGCTGGGAGTAATACATGAGTGATACTAATATTGCAGATACAACAGATACTGTAGAAACTGATGCAACTACTTTAGTAGATTGGAAAAATCCTCCTAGTTTAGGAGATCTTAAAGCTGATTATGATTCAGCTAAAGTAGCTCATGATGTCCATACAGAAGAAGTTGATAATTGGTTAAGAGTTCTTAATGGCGAACAAACTATTAATGCTAAAAGGGGTAGATCTAAACTAGTTCCTAGATTAGCGCGTAGACAAGCAGAATGGCGATACGCTGCTTTATCAGAGCCTTTTTTATCTACCGATGATTTATTTAATACATCTCCACAAACCTTTGAAGATAAAGAATCAGCAGTACAAAATGGTATGGTAGTTAATTATCAACTTAATTGCCGTATGGATAAAGTTAAGTTTATTGACGAATATGTGCGAACAGCTGTTGATGAAGGGACCGTAATAGTACGTACTGGTTGGGAATTTGAGGAAGGGGAGCGTAAAATTTATGAAGATGTAATGGAAACACAACCAGTTATGGATCCTAACACAGGACAAATGGCTGTTGATCCTCAAACTGGCCAACCTGCAATGCAGGAAGTAAAAGTTGGTACAAAAGAAACAATGCAAACGGTCATAATTAAAAACCATCCTGTACTAACAGTGTGTGATTATAACAATGTAATTGTAGATCCAACCTGTGATGGGGATATAGAAAAAGCTAGTTTTGCTATTTATAGTTTTGAAACATCTTTATCTGAGTTAAAAAAAGATGGGCGTTATCAAAATTTGGATGATATTAACTTTGAAAGCGCTTCTGTATTATCTGAGCCAGATCATGAAGTTAATGCAGATGATACTTCTTTTACTTTTAAGGATAAAGCCCGTAAAAAAGTTATTGCTAGAGAGTATTGGGGGTATTGGGATATTGATGATACTGGGGAAGTTAAACCAATAGTTGCTACCTGGGTTGGCAGTACATTTATTAGATTAGAAGAAAACCCTTATCCAGATAAAAAGATTCCTTTTGTATTAGTCCAATATTTACCACGGCGTAAAAATATTTATGGAGAACCTGATGCATCTCTTATTGAAGATAACCAAAAAATAGTAGGAGCAGTAACTCGCGGTATTATTGATATTATTGGACGCAGTGCTAATGGGCAGCAAGGAATTAGAAAAGATGCATTAGATGTAACTAATGCTCGTAAATTTGAACGTGGGGAAGACTATAAATTTAATGCTAATGTAGATCCACGGCAGGCATTTCATATGGAAGTTTATCCTGAAATACCTAGATCTGCATTAGAAGTACTTAATATGCAAAACAATGACGCCGAAGCATTAACTGGCGTTAAAGCATTTACTCAAGGTATTTCTGGTCAAGCTTTAGGTGCGACTGCTACTGGTATTCGATCAGCATTAGATGCAACATCTAAACGTGAATTAGGAATTTTACGTAGACTATCTAACGGTTTAACCCAGATAGGGCGTAAAATAATTTCTATGAATGCAGAATTTTTGGATGATGAAGAAATTATTCGTGTTACAAATGAAGAGTTCATGGCTATTAATAGAAACGATTTAGGCGGTAAATATGATATTAAACTTAATATTTCTACTGCGGAAGCAGATGAACAAAAAGCTAGTGAATTAGCATTTATGCTACAAACTATGGGTAATACCATGCCTCCAGAAATGAGTTATATGATTTTAGCAGACATTGCTAAACTACGTAAAATGCCTGATTTAGCTAAACGTATTGAAGAATATGAACCTCAACCTGATCCAATGGCTCAACAACGTGCGCAACTTGAAAATGCTTTATTAGAAGCACAAGTTATGAATGAATCTGCTAAAGCTAAAGAAAATGAAGTGGATGTACATCTTAAGAAAGCTAAAGCAGCAACTGAACAAGCTAAAGCAAGAAGTATGCATAGTTCTTCTGATTTATCTGATCTTGATTTTGTTGAAAAAGAATCTGGTGTATCTCACGCTAGGGAAATAGATTCTGATGATCGAAAACATGCACAGCAAATGGAGAATAAAGAATTTGATAGACTATCTGACATGGATAAGAAGGAGCATGACAGAATGTCTGCTTTAGATAAAACTGCATTCGACGCATTAACTAAACCATCATAAGGAGAGATATGACTGACTTGGAAGAAGTTCAAATTCAGATTGAAACAGCAGAGAAAATTAGAAAGTTACGAGATAACTGTGTTAAATTAATGGAGAATAAATACTTTAAAGATGTAATTGAAGAAGCATATTTTAAAGAAGAAGCAGCTAGATTAGTTATGGCTAAAAGTGCTCCTTTACCTGAAGCTTCATTAAAAGTAATAGATAATATGCAATATGGAATAGGATCTTTAAAAAATTTCTTAAAAGAATTATTAAGACGTGGTAGTGAAATGGATCAAGCAATAGGTGAACATGAAGAAACTCGTGAAGAAATTTTAGCTGAGGAGATTAATGTATGACCGAAACTTCCTTAGGCTTATCTGATAAAGATTTTTTAGAACAAGACCCGAGTAAATTCTTATCTGATGATGTGGCTGAAGAACCTACAGCTGCACAAAAATTAGATATGGAAGAACCGGCTATTGAATCATCAGATCAAACTGATGAGAATACTGAAGTTACCTCTGAAGAAGAGGTAAGTGAAGCACAGGAGCAAACTGACGTTGCGACTGAAGAAGATAAAGTAAGCCAACCAGCTGAGGATACTCAGACGGAGCCTGAAACATCTACTGATAGTGATACGACAGAATCTCTTGATACTAGTAAGCCAGACTCAACTGAAACAAAGGGGGATACTCCAGAAACTACAGAGTTTGATTACAAAAGTGCTTATAAAAGAGTGTCTAGTCCTTTTAAAGCCAATGGCACTGATATGCAAGTTAGAGATCCAGAAGATATTGTGCGTTTAATGCAGATGGGCGCTAACTATCAAAAGAAAATGATGCAATTAAAGCCTCATTTAAAGATAGTTAAAATGCTAGAAAAGAATGAACTTCTAGACGAATCAAAATTAAACACATTAATCGATATATCTAAAAAGGATCCTAAAGCAATCACCAAGCTAATTCAAGAGAGCACGATAGACCCTCTAGATATCGACAAAGATGTACCTACGGATTATCAACCTACAAATTACTCACTTACAGATAAAGAATACAATTTGGATTCTGTACTAGATGAGATTAAAGACACTGAAACTTTTAGTAAAACAATTAATACGTTAACTAAAGAGTGGGACCAACAGAGTAAGACTATAATTTCAGATCAACCTGAAATTATAGGTATTATTAATACTCATATGGGTAATGGTGTTTTTGATCAAGTTAATTCAGTACTACAACAGGAAAAAGCACTAGGTAAACTAGGCGGGATTGCTGATGTAGAAGCTTACAAGCAAATTGCTGAATATCTGTACAATCAAGGTATGTTACGTAATCCGGCTGATAATCCGCAAACATCTAAAGCCGTATCAAGACCTGACGAAAAAGCTAATGCTGATCGTAATAAAAAACGAAAAGCAGTAGCACCTGTTAAGCAAACTACTTCACAAAAATCTTCAACTGATGATGACTTTTTAGGATTATCAGATGATGAGTTTATGAAGAAGTATGCTACCAGGTAATTATCATTATTTAAAACTAGGATATTATTATGGCTAACGAAAATATGTACAATGCTCCCTCTAGTACTGCTAGTGGAACAGCATCGGATATCGGCGCTCAAGCGAGAACCGATTACTATTTTAAGAAAGCCCTTATTGCTGTTAGAGATCGTCAGTACTTTATGCCATTGGCTGATGTACGTGCGATGCCTAAGCATATGGGTAAAAAAATCAAGCAAGATGTATATGTTGCATTGCTTGATGATACAAATGAAAACGATCAAGGATTGAATGCAGCTGGTGCTGTTATTACCAAAAACAAATGGTCTGCTTGGGATTCAAGTGGCGACTTGATTGGTGCTGAAGGCGCATACGCTAACGAAACAGCAGCTATTGCAGCTAGTGGTGCAGTTGATGTTGCAGAAGTTGGTGGTAATCTTTATGGTTCATCTAAAGATACCGGCGCTATTCAACGTAAAATCCCGACTCTCCGTGAAAACGGTGGTAGGGTTAACCGGGTTGGTTTTACACGTACTCAAGTTGAAGGTGAATTGCTTAAACGTGGTTTCTTTACTGAGTACACTCAGGAATCAATGGATTTCGATTCAGATGCTGAATTGCTATCACATATTACTGAGGAAGCACTTGTTGGTGCAAATGAACTAACTGAAGCAGAGCTTCAAGCAGATCTTATTACTACTGCAACTTCTAGTGGTACTGTTTATTACTGTTCTGGCGCCTCTGGTGCAGTAACTACCGGTAGTAAACTAGATGTTGATGAAGTTGTTGTTTATGAAGATCTCATGAATCTTTCTATTGCTTTGGATGATAATAAAACACCTAAGCAAACAAAGATTATTAGTGGTTCTCGTATGATCGACACTAAAACTATTAATGGTGGTCGAGTTATGTATATAGGATCTGAATTGATTCCTGTAGTACGTAAATTGACTGATATTTCTGGTTCAGGTGTTGGTTCCGGATTTGTTAGTGTAGAAAAATATGCTGACGCTGGAAATATTATGAATGGTGAAATTGGTACTGTTGACCAGTTTCGTATTGTTGTAGTTCCGGAAATGCAGCATGACCGAAAAGGTGGTGCAGCTAGTTCTGATACTGCAGGTACTGGTAAAAATGGTGCAGATATCTTCCCAATGTTGGTTGTTGGTGATGGTGCTTTCACTACTATTGGTTTCCAAACTGATGGAAAAAGCGTTAAATTTACCATTAACCATAAGAAGCCTGGTAAAGAAATAGCTTCTTTGGATGATCCATA